AGGAGATACACATGCTACTGACCCTAGACGTAGAGAACACAGTAACCAAACGTAACGGCAAGATGCACCTTGATCCGTTTGAACCAACCAATACATTAGTTATGGTGGGTATGCTAGATGATTATGGAAATGAAGACATTGTAACATTTGATCACTCAGAGCAACAGCCCACTACAGATGGGCGGCGTATAGTACAAGACAAACTAGATGCTGCCCATTTACTTATTGCACACAACGCACCGCATGATTTGCTGTGGCTATGGGAGTCAGGCTTCACCTATGATGGTGAGGTATACGACACCATGCTAGGCGAGTATGTACTGCAACGTGGGCAGAAGCAACCGCTATCCCTTGAGGCATGTGCTGAACGGTATGAGCTTGACACAAAGAAGCAAGACACACTCAAGGAATACTTCAGTAAAGGTACATCTACTAGAGACATACCTCACGATGAACTGTCTGAGTATCTGTCGCATGACTTACATGCTACACAACAACTTTATGATTCTTTGCAGACATTGTACGAGGAATGCATTTCACTGCAACCAACAGTCAAGCTAACCAATCAGCTTGCGCTGCACTTAGCACGTATATATCAGCGTGGCTTTCAAGTTGACATGGATGCATTGATGGATGTGCGTGATGAGTTTGAGTCTGAACGGCGTACACTTATCATTGCTCTTGAGGAACAGGTTGCTGACCTTATGGGTGACAGACCTATCAATCTCAATAGCCCAGAGCAATTGTCTTGGGTTATCTACAGTCGTAAGCCTGATGATAAGAAGGTGTGGGCTGACCTGTTTGATGAACGTATGTCAGATGCAGAGTACAGAAGCACCGTCAATAGTTACAGCACTAAGTTGTTTAAGCAGAAGGCATACCAATGCCATGACTGTAGAGGTTCTGGTAGAATACACCGTACCAAGAAAGATGGCACACCATTTGCTAAGGCAAGCAAGTGTACCACATGTGTTGCACATGGCTTCTTGTATGAGAACAAGGAGCAGTTAGCTGGTCTAAAGTTCATTGCACCTACAGCTAAGTGGGTTAGTGCTAATGGCTTTGGTACTGGCAAAGAGAACCTCACATTCCTTGAGGGCATTGCACGATCCAGAGGTATGCAAGAAGCTGAGTCATTCCTTCAGAAGGTACGTAGGTTGTCAGCAGTAGAGACATACCTCAGAAGCTTTGTAGAGGGCATTGCAACGCATGTTAAGTCTGACGGTAGGCTACATGTACGGTTACTACAACACCGCACTGGTACAGGCAGGTTGTCGGGTGCTGACCCCAACATGCAGAACATGCCACGTGGGGGTACGTTCCCTGTTAAGAAGGTATTCATATCACGTTGGCATGGTGGTAGCATAATGGATGCCGACTTTGCACAGCTTGAGTTCAGAGTAGCTGCGTACCTGTCACAAGACATGACTGCTATTGACGAAGTAACTACAGGCTTTGATGTACACAGCTACACTGCCAAGGTTATCACTGATGCAGGTCAACCTATGTCTCGCCAAGATGCCAAGGCTCACACATTTGCTCCCTTGTATGGGGCTAGTGGATTTGGCAGATCAAAAGCAGAAGCTGCATACTACAAGCAGTTCACTAAGAAGTATCACGGTATTGCTAAGTGGCATGAGGCGTTAGCTAAAGAGGCACTCAACACTAGTAAGATAACTACACCGTCAGGACGTGAGTTCTCATTCCCTGATGTAGCTAGACGCAGGTTTGGTGGTGTGACTTTTTTCACACAGATAAAAAATTATCCTGTACAATCGTTCGCAACGGCTGACATAGTACCTCTATCTTTGATATACATTGATAAGCTACTTACAGCTAACAAGCTACGCAGTTGCGTAGTAAACACAGTGCATGACTCAATCATCATTGACGTGCACCCACAAGAGAAGGAAAAAGTATTACGAGTAATCGAAGCAACTAATGATAAGTTGATTGAGATAATTAATAAACGTTGGGACATAGACTTTAACATCCCATTATTATTAGAAGCAAAGATAGGGCCAAATTGGCTTGACACAACTGACGTAGCATGATATAACTATCGTCTGTTTTACATAAAAGGAGACTACCACATGAGTAACGTAGCAACAATAGACACTAATAATTTTGCAGCAATGTCGCAAGCAATGGGTATGGGTTCAGATCAACCCAAGAAGAATGAGGCTAGTACACTAGCTCGACTTCGTATCCAACACACACCCCTTATGGGTCAGCAAGAAGTTGCTGGTAAGATGAAGAACGTAGAGGTAATCTCTGGGGGTACATATAAACTTGAGATACCTGATGGGCCTACCTACTATGCAGAGAAAGTATCTCTTCGTCCCTTCTTGCAACGGTTTATGTACAAGAAGTTCATCAAGGGTACTGACAGTACACCTAACAAGTTTGTCAAGACTGTTATGGCTAACGATATGAACAATGATATGAAGGACAACAACGGTGGCTTCAACTGTGGCAAACCTGCTGGGTTCATTAAAGATTGGGCAGCACTACCCGATAACATGAAGGACTTAATTAAATCTATCAAACGTGTTCGTGCTATGTTTGGTACTGTAGAGTTGGTCAACCCAACAGACGAAGGCGGTAGTCCTGTGGACGTAGATACTACCGCATTCATCTGGGAGATTGACAATCGTGATGCATTCAAGATTATGGGTGACATGATTGGTAAGTACAGCAAAATGCGTAGGCTACCACCCCAACACTACATCGAAGCTACCACAAAAGAAGTACCACTACCCAATGGTAGCAGCTACTACATTCCTGTGGCTAACCTTGATCTAAACAATACGTTGGACATGGACAATGAAGCACAGGAAAACTTTGCTAACTTCTTAGCATGGATAGAGAACTACAATACCTACATCCTTAATGCATGGAATGAGAACATGCATAAGAATGAGGAAGTAGACACCTCTATAGTAGAAGAGTTTGTAGACATTGACGCAGAGGACTTTGTCTAATGAACCACCCTGCTGAACTGGCGATCAATCAGTATCTGGAAGATGCTACATCTGGTAAATCAACAATGTCTGAAGAGACAATCTTACAAATTGGTACAGATGTAATGGATGCTATGAGACGCCAGTTTGGTGGGGGCAATAAGCGTGATGAGTTTCGTTTACGAATGTCTAACATTGGTAAGCCAACTTGTCAGCTTTGGTTTGCGAAGAACAAACCAGAGGAAGCATTGCCCAAACCAACCACGTTTGTAATGAACATGCTTCTAGGAGACATAGTTGAAGCAGCATTTAAAGGAATAATAAAAGAAGCTGGTTACCCATACGAAGACACAGATAACTTTGTTGAACTACAACTAGGTGACACAACAGTAAAAGGTTCATATGATATTGTTGTAGATGGAGCAATGGATGACGTTAAGTCTGCATCCGATTGGTCATATCGAAACAAGTTTGACTCGTATGATACGTTACAAAAGAGTGATCCCTTTGGATACGTAGGACAGTTAGCTGGTTACTCTAAGGCTTCAGGTAAGAAGGTAGGTGGCTGGTGGGTTGTCAACAAAGCTAATGGCAACATCAAGTACGTACCTGCTACTGGTCTTGACTTAGATGTAGAGATAGCTAAGTTAGAACAGACAGTTGAGACTGTTAATGATAACAAGTTTGAACGTTGCTTTAAACCTGTACCTGAAACATTCAGAGGTACACCATCAGGTAACACAATACTAAATGACAACTGTAAGTTCTGTGACTACAGGTTCTCTTGCTTTGAAACATTACAAGAGTTACCATCCAAGGTATCAAAAGCTAAGACGCTTCCTATGGTTAGTTATATTAGTATAGGAGAATAAGAATGTACGGTAAACAATTTGCCGCTGCATTAAAGCATGGGTATAGAAGTGGACTTGAGATAAAGAACAAGGACTTCTTAGTTGAGAAAGGTATCAAGGTAAAGTATGAGGAACTCAAGATTGAATGGGAAGACCTCATGTACCGTATCTATACCCCAGACTTTGTGCTACCTAACGGTATTATAATAGAGACTAAGGGTAGGTTTACAGCAGATGACAGACGTAAACATGCCTACATAAAACTACAGCACCCTAAGCTGGACATACGGTTTGTGTTTGAGAGTAGCAGACGCAAGCTAAGTAAGGGTGCTAAGACAACCTACGGTCAATGGTGTGTAAAGAATAAGTTTATGTTCCACGATAGGATCATACCTGAAGAATGGCTATACGAGAAGGGTAAAGACATGCACCCAGACCTAATACCATTCCCACTAAAGAAAGTTAAAAGGAGAGAGCATGGAAAATAATGAGAGAATATTTTTAGAGTTTGATCCAAACGATTTCATAATACGTATAAGTCCTTTCACAGACAATGATGGTACTTGGACAGGTGAGTTAGAGATAGGTACATCTACAACAGATGAGAACAACCTCAAGGATGGGGACTACGTGAACCTAATGCATCTAACACAGATGATACTATCCTCAATACCTGCTATGGAAGATGACGAATATATAAGAGACACCCTTTACAAACTAGCTAATACTGTGGTAGAAAAAGATGAAGCTCCCCAGCGTAAGCTAGAGAGCATTGACGGTAACATAATAAACGTAAACTTTAAATAAGGAGATATAGAAATGACAGATAGTACTATAACATTAAACGGTGCTTCGTTTACTTTAGGAGACACTACTCTTTCTGACAATGTAAACTCACCTGACCACTACAACTTTGCAGGTATAGAATGTATTGATGCTATACGTGCAGCTACAGGAGAAGATGGCTTTGCATACTACCTACAAGGTAACATAATGAAATACCTGTGGCGGTATCGGTACAAGAATGGCATTGAGGATTTAGAGAAAGCTCAGTGGTATCTTAAACAATTGATTGAAGAAGAAGATGAGAGTTAGGCTTTACATAACCCTTGAGGTAGACGAAGATGATTACCCCACACCTGCTGATGGGCAGATCGAAAGTGAGATAGAACAATCTCTACATGCATACCTCTATGACATAGATGGCATAGACATTAAATCAATTAATACAATATCGGAGTAGTATTATGGACAACTTTTTACCAACAGACTATCAGTCATTCATACACAAGTCTCGCTACGCTAGGTGGGATGACAAAGAAAAACGTAGGGAAACCTATGGAGAAACAGTATCACGTTACATGAACAACGTAGTTGTACCACACGTTGATTCAGCTACGGCAGCAGAGATTGAGGGTGCAATACTTAGCCTAGAAGTTATGCCTAGTATGAGGGCTATGATGACTGCTGGCCCTGCACTGGACCGTGATAATACTGCTGGTTATAACTGTAGTTATCTACCCGTAGATGATCCTAAGTCCTTCGATGAGGCTATGTTCATCCTCTTGTGCGGCACTGGCGTAGGCTTTAGTGTAGAGAGGCAGTTCATCAGTAAGCTCCCAGATGTGCCTGAGTTGTTCGAGAGTGAAACTACTGTCGTCGTCAAGGACAGTAAGGAAGGTTGGGCTAAGGCTTTCAGACAAGTGTTGGCTCTCCTTTGGGCTGGTGAAGCTCCCCGTTGGGATGTAAGTAAAGTACGTCCTGCTGGTGCAAGACTAAAAACATTTGGTGGTAGAGCCAGTGGCCCTGCACCTTTGATAGACTTGTTTAACTTTGCAACCACCATATTTAGGAATGCAAGTGGACGTAAGCTATCATCTATTGAATGCCACGATCTAATGTGTAAGATAGGTGAGGTAGTTGTGGTAGGTGGTGTACGCCGTAGTGCTATGATTAGTTTATCTAATTTATCAGATGATCGTATGCGTCATGCAAAGTCAGGGGCTTGGTGGGACAACAACCCTCACCGTGCATTAGCCAATAACTCTGTTAGTTATACAGAGAAGCCAGACTCCACATCCTTTATGAGAGAGTGGTTGTCATTAGTAGAATCAGGGAGTGGTGAACGTGGTATATTTAACAGGCAAGCAAGTAAGAAACAAGCTGAGAAATATGGTAGACGGGATTCTAATTTTGAGTTTGGTACAAATCCTTGCAGTGAAATTATACTTCGCCCGTATCAGTTCTGTAACCTTACGGAAGTTGTGGTACGATCCACTGACACGGCTAAAGACTTGGAGCGAAAAGTCAGACTCGCCACAATACTTGGGACGATCCAAAGCACGTACACAAAGTTCCCGTACCTGCGAAAAGTGTGGACTACCAATACAGAAGAAGAGCGTTTGCTTGGTGTGTCACTCACCGGGATAATGGATAACCCATTGATGACCACCCATAACCCAGAACTGGAGAAAACTCTTGGAAAATTACGTAAGCTTTCTGTTACTACTAATATTAAGTGGGCTGATCATCTGGGTATCCCTGCTTCAACAGCAATCACCTGTGTCAAGCCCTCTGGAACAGTCTCGCAACTTGTTGATAGTGCCTCTGGGATACATGCAAGACACTCCGATTACTATATTAGAACTGTCAGAGGGGACAACAAAGACCCCTTGACACAGTTTATGAAAGACCAAGGAGTGCCTAGTGAGCCTGATGTAATGAAGCCTGATGCTACTACAGTGTTTAGCTTCCCTGTTATGTCACCTGCAATGTCGGTAACACGTAATGATCTGTCGGCAATAGAACAGTTAAAGACTTGGCTTACATATCAACGTCACTTTTGTGAGCATAAACCAAGCATCACATGTACAGTACGTAATGAAGAATGGTTTGAGGTAGGTGCATTTGTTTATGAACACTTCGATGAGATGTCAGGTGTGTCTTTTTTACCACACTCAGATCATACTTATCAGCAAGCACCCTATCAAGAGGTTGGTAAGTCAGACTATAATATGTTACTGTCTGTCATGCCTGACAAGATTGATTGGTCTGGGCTGTCTGAGTACGAGAAAGATGATAACACTGTGGCTATGCAAACTATGGCTTGCTCTGGTGGCGTATGTGAAATAGTAGATTTGGTATAAGGAGAATAGATATGGCTACCGTTACAATTGGAGAAAAAGATTATGATACAAGTAAGTTTACTGAAGAACAGAATAATATTCTAGGTGAGCTAACGTATTGTAATAAACTAGTTACACAACTTAAGTATCAACTAAGCAGCTTGAATGCTACTAATGATATTCTTTTTGACAAGATAAAAAATTCACTAGAACCTAAAACAGAACTGGAGTAAGTATGACTGCATATAGAAAATCATTCTCACATAATCTTTATGGTAAGTATGACGCAGTAGCTAAGAAAACATTGATCTCTCACCTTATTGGTGAGGGACATGATCTTGTAGATAGTACAGAATCATATGATGCAGATGTAGTTACACAGAAAGATGGAGTAAAGTATTACAGTGAAGCAGAAGTAAAGACTGCATGGAAGGGTGAGTGGCCTACCCATTGGGAAGAAATACGTATACCAGAACGTAAAAAGAAACTACTATCTAAACATAGCAACTTGAAGTTCTATATCTTTAGTGATACAATGAAGCAATGCTGGTGTATTGACAGTAGCCTACTTACAGATGATCTTCTTAAAGAAGCAACGGGACGTAACATATTTAAGGGAGAACAGTTCTATCACGTGCCTTACACACAAGCAAAGTTAATCAACGTAGCATAAGGAGAATACTTATGAAAGATAAAAGCAGAGCCTCACGTGGCTTGGGTAAGTACGATGCACCACTAAGAGTGCAATATCAAATGGGTTACACTGCATTCAAGAGCGGTAGTAGCCTGTCAAGTCCGTTCGATGGAGACACTATGCAACATCGTGAATGGGATCGTGGGTTTAACAAAGCCTACTTCGACCAACTTAAAAGGGTGAAGGAGTATGAAGGAACTACAGGCAGAAGCAGAACAGTTTCTAAAGGAGAAGTACAGCATGTCTGACTTTAATGCGTATCAACGTAGCGCAGCACGTACTGCAATCTATCCTCATCAGCATAAAATATTATACCCTGCGTTAGGGTTAGCTGGTGAGGCAGGAGAGGTAGCCAATAAGGTAAAGAAACTTATACGTGATGGGCCAGACAATAGACCTGACACATGGCGAGAGGACATAGCCAGTGAGATAGGTGATGTACTGTGGTACTGTGCTGCACTAGCTACTGACCTTAACCTTACGTTGGGTATGATAGCTGCACAGAATGAGAAGAAACTATCTAAACGAAAACGTGATGGAACA